CAGGTTATCACTGGTATCATCCCCATCAGACCAGTAAACTGCATTACCACCACCCCCATGCGCCCCTGCCTTGAAAGAGGCTGTGCAACTACCCAGATTAGTACCCAAGATAGTTACGGAGTTTGAGTGGGAACTCAGGGCGTTGGTGATACCTATGTTAAATGTTCCACCGCCTGATAAGGTAAGTGTCTGGACATTCCCATCTTCCAGATCAATGTTAAATGCTGAAGTTTCTGTTCCTATTGCGCTGACAGTTTCTGAGTAGTCTGTAAAGCGCGGTCTGCTAACTACCGTATCGGCACACGATATACCATCATCTACCGTTAAGTTCTGGACAAATCTACCATCGCCAAAGACATCTAAAGTATACGAAGGGCTAGTATCTAAAATACCCACCCTCTGCCCATTCAACGTAATATGAACTTGGTTGTCTACATAGAAATCGGCACGGGGGCTACCCGCGTCACAACGGATTTTTAAGTTTGCTGAATTAGCAACATTGTTATCTATTTCAATTGCTAAATCACCAGAAACACCAGAAATCTCTACAGTACCCGAATCTAGGGCCAACAGATTTACCCAGTTTCCCGGCGAACCCTTCTTGAAGACATAAAGCCCCTCAATACCAGTGCCTAAAGGGTCTGCATTTGTACCATCAAAATACCTGATATCACCCGCTCTGGGTCTATCTGGTATTGCATTAGTTCTTTCCAGCCTGAAGGCGGCTTGATTGAAAAGAACATCCCCTAACTGTTTTAATTCATTCCTGAGATATTCACCTAATACTTTATTCGCTTCTATCCACCCAGATTCAGTTGGCCTTTCTCCATCAATCATCATGGTGCCAATATGATCTAGGGAAGTATCCCCAGTATACCCCTTTGCAAAGCGGGGCTGGGTGACACTACCACCGAACTGACGAGGGGTATCGCCAGCATATGGCCCACCAGTAGCCATACCCGTAACTATAGGCACTGGACCCGGCTGATAGTAAGTAACAGATTTTACAGTTTTATCTGAATTAGTAGCCATTAGTTCATTTTTGAACCACGAACCCCCGCATTACTAACGTCCAGAGAATAACCGTCCAATCTCCATGTTTGATCTCCGGTGGATTCAAATTTAACACCGATATATTTTCCTGTAACTCTGACAGGAACTTTTGATTGTGAGTCAGGATTAAAGGTATATGGACCCTCCCATTTAATATCTTCCTCAGTAGACATCTGACCCCCAACATAAACATTTACATTAGTTGAACCCGATACTGACATCTTCGGCCAGACTGAAGTAACGTGCTTAACCATTGATTGATTTGGTTGGCCCTGTTCATCTATCGAAAGCCCTGTCCTTTCAATATAGGATGTCATATTAGTTCCATCTGACGTATTTCCAGTGCTATTTCTGTACAATTTTGTATCAGTTGGAGATACCATAATCAAAGTCTTGCCCTCCTTACTTATAAAAGAGGATGAGGTAATATCGTTCCAGTTTAATGTTTCTGTTGTCCAAGTTGTAGAAGCAGCATTCCATGATGCGGCAGTATTAGGGTCAGATTGAGTGCCGTATCCAATAAATCCTAAGTTTGGTATATCGCGTTCAGTAAGTGTCTGATTAACCCAGTTATAAACTAATGCTTTATCGCATTGAGCATCTGAATTGCCAGAAGTTACATAACAAGCCCACATCTCTGTATTAGCATAATCCGCTACTACAAATGATTTCTCATATTCATCACCATTGATGTTACCAAATATATAATCCCGCATTTTATGCGGTAACAATGATTGAATCCTTTGCCCATTATTAATGTATAAATCACCATTACCAAAGATAAAATGCCCACCATCAAATTCTGCTACACAATTCTTAGATAATGCACCGATAGTTGGGGATAGTTGGCGAAACGAAAAGATAAAGGGGTTTCCAACATACGTCATGGAATAGGTAGAATCTTCTTTATAGATCATAAATGCATCACCAAGCGGCAAACCATCTAAGATTTTTCCTTTAGTATCGGCTAATTCATACTCGCCAGCATCGACTGTTGCGCTAGTTTCATCCCAAGACGTAGGAACAGCCTGTGTAGCTGCTTCTGTTGACCACTTGACCAATCTGGGATATGGAACAGACGATGCTTTTATATTAAGGGCAATCAGGAAGGAGCGGAATGCCCTTACAGAATAGGCTTCTGTCGAGGCAGGCCAATTACTCAAGTCTGCCATCTTGGTGGATGTAGACGGCACACCAGAAGTTAATGCCCAGAATTGCGGGTCATCAAAGCCGTTAGCCATGATAAGAACTCCACCCAATACGGTGGATGTCCAGCCCTCTTTAGCAGTGGCACTGTAATCACCACCAGATGTTCTGGTTATGTCAGTCCATGACGATCCGTTGTGGACGTATATCTTAGCCGTACCACCTATGATCCAGTAGTTAGACGAGCCGACTTCCAGATTAACAATATGATACGGTGCAACAGGACAGGAAGCCATAACCTCTTTATAGCCGGGGGTTTTCTGTATAGCCCCATGCTCTGCCCTTATATTATTGCCATCCGTCCAGACGTTAGGGGGTAGTTGCCAAGAATTTATATCTTTGACAATCCCCATCTGCCCGACATTATCAATCGGGATTAAAGCCATGTTAGGGCTTTACCGGCCAGCTAACTGCTTTTACTTCTTCTACGGTGGTTAGTCCTGCCGGAAGATCACGCAGTGCCTGACGATAATCAGTCATGTCCTGCGACATCACTACGTCAGATAATGCGTACCAGTCTGTAGCAGCCAGATTACGGTTACGGTCATCCCTTAATCGTTCAATATCACGATCAAATTGACCGGCTGCCCATGCAGCTTCTTCTGCATCTCTTGCTACTTCTTCTTCCGGTGTGAATTCAATCCGTACACCGTTTACTATTTTATGTCTTGCCATCTAAATTACTCCTAAATTTATGCTATACCGTACATCTGAATTACACCATCATCAATATTGCCACCTGAAAACTTGAACTGAATCTCATCAATTGCATAACTAGCATCATTTATATACCCTGCTACATGGGAACAAATTGATCTATTACCTGCATGATACTGTTGAACCCTAGCGTAAAAATGCTTTATATAAGTAGTACTGGACGGACTGAACAAATGCATAATACCAGCACAAGATTCGTCAGAACCATTACCTACTGTATCTGTCAGTCGCTGATCGTTGGCTGACTGAGCCAAATCCCCAGCAGTCCAAACATCAACGAATGGGGTTCCACTGTTATCTTCTTCATGTTCGGCAGTAACATGAGTTGATGTAATAAGACTTGTATCGTAATCACCACCAGCATCATTTGTAGAATTGACTTGAAATTCAAAATAGACACTATCATTCTCTGGGTGAATATCCGTAAATACGAACATATACTCGTCGTATGTACTATCAAAAGTTACACTAGCAGCCCCATCTACAAAAGCAAGTTCAGTAGAACCAGAAGCTGGTAGTGTTTTTATCAGTGTTGGTATACCCATTAGCCTACTCCGTACATTTTTATAGTTCCTGTGAAGTCACCTGATGTAAACCTAAAAACTATCGCATCAATAGCCGATGTGGTATTAAAATATCCACCTGTAAACGTGTTCGCTGATGCAGAATCATTTTTATAGCTGTTTGCTGTGTAATAAAAATGTTTCACATAAGTTGTATTAGATGGATTAAATAAAAATAATTCTCCGGCTGAACTTGCATCAGCATCATTCGCAATCCCGCCAGTTATGGGTTGAAAAGCAGTACCATCATCGCTATCCGATAAATCCTGTGAAGCACCATAACCCTTACCAGCATAACCATCGTCTTCAGCATGGTAAGCCGACCAATGGGTAGTTGCTTTAGTTACATTGTAACTACTGCCACTATCTGTACTTCCATTAAAGGTAAAATTAACATCATCCGTGCCAGGATTCACATCGTACCACTTAAAAATATAAAGTTTATAGGTGTTGTCTATACCGGAAGTAAATGCAGAATCTGTGGCACTGCCGGGCGTATCTGTATTAGTTGTTATCAGTGTCATTGCCATTTTACTTTACTCCCCACATTTTTATTGTGCCGTCGAAGTCACCTGTTGACATTTGAAACTTAATATCATCTATGGCTGTAGTAGTGTTTATATAGCCTCCAATATATGTACAAGAT